CCCGACACCATCCGCCTGTTCTCCTCTTACCCTTCGGTGCAGGGGCTTAGCCGCATCAACGCTCGGCTCAAAGACTCAGACCACAACGAGTGGCATTCCACGTGCGTGGAGTGTGGGGGCGAGCCGTTCGTCATGCATCGCAATCAACTCCGCTATGACATCGCATCCCCAGAAGGTGCCCGCCTTGAGTGCCCGCGATGCTCGGCGTTGCTCACCGACCGCCAACGCTACGATATGGCTCACCGCCAAGGGTATGACAACTGGCGACCACGCAACGCGTTCCGTGGCAAGCGCGGATATCAAGCCAACGCGCTTCTCTGGCCTCACCCCGTAGACGAAAAAAAATACGCGGGCGGCTGGCTTCAATGCATCGCTCAACAGGAGATCGATGCGAAGCAAAGCGACAACCCCCGGCGCTCGATGCGCGTGCTCGTCAACACCGTCGACGCCGAACCGTGGGATCCTACGGAAGACAGCGAGAAGCCGCCGGAGTGGCGGGAGATCTACGAAGCCCGCGAAGCCTACACCGACGCACCGCGTGACGCGCTCTTCCTCACCGCGTTCATCGATGTCCAACTTAACCGCCTCGAATGCGGGTGGCGGGCGTGGGGAAGGAACGAGGAAAGTTGGGGGCTCGACCACGTAGTTTTAGATGGCCACGTGCGGACGGCAGACGTCTGGAAATCCCTACGCAAGCAACTCTCCCGCAAATTCCCGCGCGAAGGCGGTGGGTATCTGACCCTTGGCATGGCGCTCGTTGACGGCGGCCACTTCGCTGAGGACGTCTATCGTTTCATGCAGGAACTTTCCACGAATCCGATGCCGGGGGTGAGCGGGAAATGTCGGGCGAGCAAGGGCGTCGGGCAGGCAAACCACCCGATCATTGACCGAAAGTGGAAGACCGTTGCGCGCAACCTCAAAGGGTATCACATCGGGACGTGGGAGGCGAAAGACCGCATCTATGAGCGGCTGAAAGTGAAGGCAAAAGACAACGAGACGCCCGAAGGCATCATGCATTTCAACCAGAGATTCGGCGAAGAGTATTGCCAGCAGTTGACGGTTGAAACCGTGGCGATCAGCTACGAGCGCGGGGAGGAGGTGAGGAAATATCTGAACGCGAAGCAGGCGCGAAACGAAGCGATCGACATCGAAGTTGGCAACCTAGCCGCCTTCCGCCTGCATCCGCGCAACATGGACGCGCTTGAGGACGAGCTTGAAAACCAGCAACCGATCAACGCGGTGGCACCTCCTCAGACGGCGGCAGTTATGCGGGGTGGCGGGTGGGGGCTTTAAAAATAATTCATTGCAAAGAGGGGAGAGAATTGGCAAACTTTGACCGCTTATGACAAAGCCTATGCAACTTCGCGACTATCAAAAAACCATAGTCGCCTCCACCTTGAGCGCCTTACAAACTCACTCGCGTGTGGTTGTGGCTTGCCCGACAGGTTCAGGGAAAACCGTGATAGCTATCCACGGAATCCTCCCAAACCTGCAAGGTAAAACGGCTTGGGTGACGCACCGAAAGGAGCTTGAAAAGCAGGTGCATGAATACGGGACAAACCTCAGAGTGTCCCTCGTGCAACGGAAAATCTCTGGAGAATACCAGAATATCATCATCGACGAGGGGCACCACGTTTGCGCGGATCAGTATCGGCAAATCCTTGAAGACCACCCTTCGGCAAAGATTATTGCTCTCACCGCAACCCCTTATCGACTCGATGGCGTTGGGCTCGGATCATGCGGATTTACCAAAATTATCCACGGGCCAGACACCTATGACCTCACCGAAGACGGCACCCTTTGCCGGGCCCGCGTCTACATTCCGAAATCAGAGCACACGGCGGCGTGGTCGCCTGATGCCGCGGCAAACCGAATTGCAAAAACCAAATTTACCAAGGGGATTATCTTTTGCCGATCAGTGGATGAGGCGAAGGAACTTGCGCAACTCCTCACCGCCAAAGGAATAAAGTCTGCCAGCATTGACGGGATGACAGACGCAGAAAAACGGGGGCAACTCTTCAAGGGATTTGCGAAAGGAAAGCTAAAGATCATCTGCAACCACACTATCTTCACCGAAGGCGTCGACGTTCCCGACGTGGATTTGATTGTTCTGAATCGCCACACTTTGAGCCGGTGCCTATGGAAGCAGATGATCGGGCGAGGAACTCGAAACGCCCCAGGCAAGCAGGAATGCACGGTTCTTGACCTCGCGGGCAACGGCGTCTTTCACGGATCAATTTACGACCGAGAAATCTACGACCTCAATGGCAAGGTCGAATCTACCGAATCGCGAACACTCACCGAGACAGGGGGAGAGGACGAAACAACTTATGACCACAACCAAGGAGAAGAACTAAAGGAATGGAAACCACAACCGAAACCAATCAGGCTAATCGCGAGCTTACAAAGACTGAAATTCAAATCGTTGTTGCACAGATTCAGGATCGCTTGATGCGCGTGGCGAAGGCGCAGAGGGATTATATCGAAGACATTGAACTGCACTGGCTTCAGCACCCTATCGATGAGGAGGTTGAAATAGATAAATACCCAGAAGAGGAAAAAAAGACTCAGCTAAGGAAGAAATATGACATCCCTGAAGGTGTGCATTTATTTATGGATGGGGTTGACTCGGCTCTTTTGGACTCGGATGCGAAAGCCTGCAAACCCTACATCGTAGCGTTTGTGAACGGGAAACTAACGGAGGAAACGTTGTATCACTTGCTGTTTTTCTTTGAGGAAGTCGGCGAATGCGATTACGGGTGGATCCTTGTTGAACGCCCAATCGGATTCTATGACGCGCCGAGTGATGAAGACTTTGAAGAAATAATGGCTGAGATTCGATTAATCGGAACGCGATCAAGAGCGAAGGCTAAAAACCTGCCGAAGCTGACAAATTTAAACTAAACTCATCCTCTTCAACCCAACGCCCCATCGAAGCAATTCGGTGGGGCGTTTTTGTGTGCGGGTTGCCAATCTTCCGGCGGGTGGTGAAACTCAAGGCACAATGCCTGACCCACTCGTCGGAATCCCTATGCAGTTTGAGGCTGGGGACACCGTAATTTTCACCGAAAGCTTCGCCGACTACGCGCCCGGCACCTACACCGCGACCCTCGTCCTAAACAACCGAGTCGCCGCGGCAACCACGATCACCGCCACGACTTCGGGCGCGCTCTTCCTGTTCACTCTCTCCGCCACCGTGACCGCCGCCATCACCGCGGGCGCTTACACCTACGCCATCTATGCAACGAGCGGAGCGACCCGCTACACCGCAAAGCAGGGCACGATAAACGTGCTCGCCAACCTCACCGCCACAGCGACTCCATCTTTCGCCCAAGCGCAAGTTACTCGCCTGCAAACCATCCTCGCCGAGTTCAGCGCGACGACGAAGCAAAGCGTCAGCTTCAACGGGCAAAGCTTCTCCCGCGGAGCGATCAAAGACTACCAAGAGCAACTCAGCTTCTGGCAAGCTACCGTCATTCGCGAAACCGCCGCCGACAACGCCGCGCGCGGATCCACCACGAGCAACCGCATCACGCTTTCGTTCGTCCCAGCCAACAACCTCGACCCCACCTACTACGCCAGATGAACATTTTCACAAAGATCTTCAGCAAAAAAGGCGGGAACAAAACAGGGGAGCGAGGGTTTCGCGAACTCGCCTCGGTGGGCGGTGGCATCAATGGCGACTGGCCCGTAAGTCAGATCGGGGAAGATGCCGATATGTGGCAGAACGCGTGGGCGTTGACCTCCCGCGTTCGCGATCTTTTTCGTTCCAATCCGCTCTATCAAGCCTATCGGGAAACGCTGTGGGCGAACGTGTTCGGCAGCGAAGGCATCATGCTTCGCTCTCGCGTAAAAGAGCAGGAAGACCGCATCGTGCAGAACGCTGGGGAGAAGGCGACGCTTCGAGCTTACGACGCCCGAATTGACCGCGTGCGCGCTCACGCCGCCGAGCGGAGTGGCAACCCATTCCACCCGACAAACCGCCCGTGGATTGGCACCAATGGCTCGAGCAGAGCACAAGTCAAAGTTGGTGAGCCAGACGTGTTCGCTCGGCAATTGATTGAAAAGAAATGGGCGGAGTGGCAACGCGCGGAATATTGCGACACCCGGGGGACGCGCAACTACAAAACGATGCGCCAGCTTCGCCTAATTTCAGCGGTTCGAGACGGCGACTTTTTCATCCGGATGATCCGAGATCCCCGCGTAAACAAGTTCGGTTTCTCGCTTCAAATGATCAACGCGGAGTGGTGTGATAGGTTGATGAACGGTACGCTTGCCAACGGCAACGTCGTGCGAATGGGCATCGAATACCAATATTCTGATTGGGGGATTGGGAAGGCGGTCGCCTACTATTTCATCAAGCGGCAACCAAGCGACTGGCAATTCACCATCGCGGGCACCTTCGGTTTCGGCGCGATCAACAACGGGCTCCATGATCGCATCCCCGCCCGCGAAATCATCCACTACGCTCGCCCCGTTGACAGCGACTCAACCCGCCCCGCCCCGTGGGTTGCCACGACAATCCCGAAGGCACGACAGCTCGACCAATACGAGCTCGCCGAGGTGGTCGCCGCGCGACAACAGGCAACGAAGACAGGGTGGCTTTATTCGGACGTGCTTCCCGAAGGTGGCAATGCGGGCTTCACGGTGGATCCTCGCAACGGCTTGCCAAATCAACAGATGGGGCCCGGCGACATCGGCGCGCTTCCTTGGGGGGTGAAGTATCAAGCGATCGACCCAACGCACCCAAACGGAAACTTCGGCGAGTTTCGGAAGGCGATGGTGCGGAGCCAATGCGCTGGGATGCCTGGAGCCAACTACTCCACGATGGCGAATGATTACGAGGCAATCAACTTCAGCGCGGGGCGCCTTCAGAAGCTCGACTCCAACGAGCTTTTCAAACTCATCCAAACGTTCGACATCGACTACGCTGAGCGTCCAATTTTCGAGGCGTGGCTTGAAATGTCGCTGACCACCGGCGCGATTCCGCTCCCCCTCGCTAAGTTCGACAAATTCAGCGCGGCAGTCTTTCAAGGGAGACGCTGGCAAGGGGTGGACGAGGGGAAAGAAGCAACCGCCGCGGCGCTCCGCGTGGCCAACCACATGAGCAGCTTGAGCCGCGAATGCGCGGACAAGGGAGCAGACTTTGAGGAGATCGCTTTTGAAAGGGCAGAAGAGTTGATGCTCCAAGAACAGCTCGGAATCAACCCGCAACTCACCGTCGCCTATCCACCTCCGCAGATGCCCGCGGCGAAGCCTGAGGAAGAGGATGAAGACGAGGAAGATGAAGAGGACGATGACGAGGAAGAAATGGCGCAAGCAATCGCCGCCGCTAAATCCCGCCAATGAACCGCCGAAAGCCAAAGCCGAAGCCAATCACCAACCGCGATCCCGCGCAACTGACCACCCGATGAAGCCTCCCGATTACATCATCTCCGCCGCGAAGCGCGGACTGGAATTACTCGCCGATGGCTACGGCGGCGACGGGCTCACGGAAGGCACGAAAGACGCCGCGCGACGCATGGCCGCGGGCGAGGTGAGCGACGAGAAAATCGTGAAGGCGAACGCATGGGGGGCGCGTCACGCGGTCGACCTTGAAGCAGGGAAAAACAACGACGCCGACAACCCCGAATGGCCGGGGGCGGGGGCGGTTGCTCACTACCTCTGGGGCATTAACCCACTTAACCCCGCACCCGCTCGCGAATGGTTCGAACGACAAGCAGAGAAAATTCAAAACCCAAAAAAAATGAAATCACCGACTACAACTCAATACCGCGCAGGCATGGCATCCACCGACGACTCGGGGCTGATGACGCTCTCTATTTGCTCGGATATGCCATATCAACGCGGCTCGATGGAGGGCGACTATTACGAGGTGCTCGACCACTCGCCTGGAATGATGGATTACACCCGCCTCAGCAACGGTGCCGCTCTCCTCTTCAACCACGATCGCAACATCCAAATCGGCACCGTGAGCAACCCGAAGATCGTCGATGGGCGAACCTACGTTGACGCCAAAATCTCAAGCGCGCCCGACGTCGCTTCCTACGCTCAACGTATGAAGGAAGGCATCTTAAAAGATACGTCCATCGGCTACGAAATCATGGATGACGGCGAGCAGATTGGAGAGATCGATGGCACCCCAGTGTTCAAATTTAAGTTCCGCGTCCACGAGGCTTCCATGGTAACCATCCCCGCCGATACGACCGTTGGCATGGGGCGCTTCCGATCCTTGCAAGGCGATGAGGACAAGCAAGTTTCGTTCATCAAAAAACTGGGGGTTGCGAATACCAAAACCGAATCTCAATCTCAAATTACAACTCCAACGAATCTCCAACCAACCACAAAACCTAAAATGGAAATCACCATCGACCCAACCAGCGAGCGCAACTTAGCGGTCGCCGAATTCAAAAGCCGTTGCAAAAAAATCGACGACTTCACCGCTTCCTTGAAGCACCCTCAGTGG